TTTAACTAAATCTACTATACCTTCATAGTTTGTAGTACATCTTCCAGTACCATCAATATTTTTACAACCAGGTAAACCATTTTCTAAATTTAGTAAAAAATTATGATAAAAAGTTTTTAAATTTTTATTATTCTTTAAATATGCTTGTACTTTATGGTCTTTAAATTTTTCCATATATGTAGAATCTCCTGACTTTAAACCTATTAAAGTAGCACTTGAATTTAAAAAATCTACTATATTTTTTTTATTTGAAAAGATATTTTTAGCATTTATATTAAATGTAGCTGTACTTGGATCAGCAGGATTACTATCACCCAACCTTACTATTACCCCTTTAATGTTATTAAACGATCTTAAGTTAGCTGCAGCTTTACCTACATAAACTGCATTTTCGAACATATTTTTAGTCATGTCTTCAAATTTAGTTTTAGGTAATTCCACATAAGTATTTTTATATAGTTCATAATACTTTGTGACTACAGGGTTTTTAAAATTTAATGAACCATCTTTCTTAAATGTTTTATTTATTAGTCTTGCATTCTTCTTATTAGTATATGTTTGTGTAAGTGTTAAAGCACTTGCTGTATTTATATTATCAGGAGTAACTACATCTTTTTTAGGTAGATTTATAGTATAGTTATATGTATGTGTAGTTGTTATACTTTTAGTATTTTCTATATTATTATTTTTAGCATATTTATATAAATCTTTAGAAGTAACATAATAAGTAGGTACCCCATTAACATCAACAGTTTTTAATTTATCTTTTGGTACTTTAACCCCATTAATAGTTAAATAGTCTTTAGATTGTGATCCAAGTCCATCATTTTTATTTATTAATTGTGTTTCTGGAACCAGAAATACTCTATTACCTGTAGCTAAATCATATGCATCTTTATAAGTTTCATATATATTATATATTCTTTGTGGTATATCACTACCTTGTTTTATATGTCCATCTTTATCTAAATATTTTTCTATTTCTCCCGGTTTAACATCATTTAATTCTTGTGCCAAGAAATCAGCAGGAGATATATTTTTACTTAGGTATCTATCCATATGATATTGTTTTAACATATGTTGAGGTATTAAATTATTAATAGCTTTTTTAGTGTCTAAAGCATTTATTGTTTGTTCTTCTTTACTTTCTGGATCAGATTTTACATTTATAGTATTCTTTGTATAGTTTGTGTATTCAGTTTCAGATGCTGGTTTTTGGATAATGTATTGTGCTATATAGTTAGGTAAATCTGATGTATTTATTTTAGATTTATTTTCTTTAGGTGATGCAGTATATTTTAAATAATCATTTGCTCTTTTTTCTGTAGTAGTATCCCAACCTTGTTTTATAGCATAGTCATGTAATAATTGTTGTGCTCTTCTATATTCTACTGGATCAGTATAAACTTTATTTATATCAATTCCTTGATTTTGTAATTGTTTTAATGCATCATTAACTGTTTCATTTACTTTTTTATTATATTCATCTAAAGCTCTTGTTTTAGTATATACTTCATCATCTGAAGTAGTTTGTTTAAGTTTAAGATATGCTGACATTAAACCTAATTTTTCTTCAGGTGTAGAAGCTGATTTAATATCATTAGTATATTCTTGTTCCATAACATTCCAAGCTTCATTAGGTCCTAAATTAGAATTAAGTTCACTAAACTTATTAACATATTTAGCTAATGTATCATTAGTAACTTTACTAACAAATGTAGATTTTAATTCAGCAGGAGTGTTTAAAGTAGCTTTTAAAGCAATATCTTCTGAACCAGATGATTGTAATAGTTTATTTCTTTTAGAAAGTAATTCTTGATATTGTTCTTTATATTCTTTTCTTTGCTCTGGATCAGATAAGTCTAATTGTTGTAATTGTTCTAATCCTTTAGTATAAGTAGTCATAATATTTAAAGTATTTAGTTTTTTATTTTGTTCAGCTAATTTTTCTTCTTGTTTATTATATCTATCTATAGATGCTTGGTCTTTAGCTTGTTTATAATCTGCATTTCTTTGTAATTGATTAGCAACAGATAAATAATGATCCATTACTTTAGAACCATTAGGTACTTGCATAGAGGGAGTTGAACCAGTATCTATTTGTTGATTTGCTATTTTTTGGTAATAAGTTGTAATATCCATATAAAATCCTTATGATATGTTTAATTATATTTAATTATACCATAGGATTTATATATGTATTTAATTAGTAAGAAGAGTTAATATTTTTTCTAATTTTATCTACTCTAGCCCATTCACTTTTTAAATGTTCTCTATTATCTTTTAATGCTCCGATTTGTTCATCCATTAAAGCAGATTGTTTTTTTAAAGCTTTATGTGAATCTAAATAATTAACAATACCTAATCCTAAACCTCCAGCAGCTAAACCAGTTTGTATTGTTGGACCATTTCTTTGCATAAAAGAATCTTGTTTCATTGCATACATATTTCCATTTCCATCTTTAAATGTTTTAAATCCACTATTAGTTAATTTTTCTTGCATAGTTTTATCTAATGTACCATTAAATTTAATAATACTTTGGTCACCTATATGCACAGCATTTAAAGTATTATTCTTAGTAGGATTAAAGTTTAATTTATTAAAAATATCTTGTATATTTGGTGCTGTTGTTTGAGTAGTAGTAGGAGCTGTTATATTTTGTGAGTGTAGTTGTTGAACATATTGCGTCAATTCATTATTATTAATAAACCTTAATGTTTTACCATTAGCTAATTTAACAATATTGTTATTCCAATCAACTTGCATATTATCATTAATACTCATAATATTATCCTTCTAAAGTTTGTACGATATATTTTTTATCCATATAAGGTACATCTACATTTCCTAAAATACCTTTATTAACACTTTTAAATTTCTGTACTTGTGTATTTTCAAGTTTTTTAATAATAGGTATAGGTAAATCTATTTTTTCATTAAACGGAACCACAAAAGAATAAGTACCTGTAACATTAGTAATACTAATTAATGCACTATCTCTAATATCATTTGGATCATTTTTAGTAACAATACATTTTTTAGTTTTATTCATTTTGGCTCTAACACTATTGTTAAATCCTATTCTTGTAGCAGTTTGTGCAGCATATGCTTCTAATTTTTTAATTAGAATTTCTTTAGTATCTGTTTTAGATAATTCTATATTTTTTCTTTTACATTCAGTTTTAAGTTCTTGAAAACTCATTTCATAAAATGCTGATTTTTCCACTTGTAATAATTGGTTAGACATTAATATTCTCCTTAAATTAATTTTTATAAATTATATCAGAATTTAATAGGAGAAATAAAGTAGTAAATAAAAAGAACCAAGGAAGGTTCTAATTATTAGTTAGGAATTGGACAAGTAACTTCCATTACAGCAAGATGATCAGGTCTTGTAATAACAGTTGCATATCTAAATTTATATGCTACATAACCTCTTTCACCAATAGGGTTACCATTATCAATTACTTCAGGGAATCTTGTATAAATCATTTGTTTAGTTTTACCTTGAAGACCTACAGTACTGATAGCATCTTTAGCCATAACTACTACTGGATATACATCGTATGCATATTTGTCATCATCATTTTTACTTGAGAAACAATATTCAGAAGCATTATCACCATTATCACCTACTAAGTTACCTTGATGAGCATAGTTACCAAGTGTTTCACTATAAAGAATTCTAAATCTACCTAATCTACCAATTTCTTCTAATCCTTCCATTTTTACTACATTTGTTGGATCAGAATAAGTTTCAATAGATTGGAAATCAGGGAATAAATCTTCATTAATTAATGCTCCATATAAATCTGCACCTACAATTACATAGAATGATTGTGGAATAGGTTTAGTACCAATTCTATTTTGTCCTGCAATTAAAGAACTCATAGGTTTAGCTTTATTAGTTGTAAGTTTATTAAATACTTGGATAGTTAAAGCTTGAGTAAGTGAATATTCTCTTGATTTAGTATCTTCTTTACCGCCTACTTCATCTCTACTTGTAGCATCTCCACCATATACAACAAAATCAGTATTAAGAATATCTCTCATCATTAAATCATTATATGCTAAATTCATTTGCATAGTAACATCTTCAACTGTAAGTACTCTAACACTATCTTCAGAATAAGTTTCAACATCTTCAGTTAATTCAACAATTCCAGCATACTTTTTCATTTGTGTTTGGAATGTAACTTTTTTAAATGTACCTAATTGATAAATATCAGCTTTATTAGTTACACCTTCAGTAGTAACTTGCATATCATCAAGCTTTTTGTTTACAGCTGCTAAATCTCTTTCAGCAATGTACCCACCTTTAACTCCTGTATATGCACCTGTATTATCAATAACATCTCTATGGATTGACCAAAAATAAGTACTAACTTTGAATGTGTCACCTGAACCAGATTGCATCATATCTTTTAAGTTAGCAAACTTTGAAAAGTTAAATGTTTGATCAATCTTTCTTCTGGCAATTCTTGAATAAAAATTCTGTACTTGTGTACCTTGAGTAGAATCCCCAGAGTTGTATACATAAATAGCCATGTAAAACTCCTTGTTTTAGTTTAATATTATCTGTTCAGTATATGTCCATATGACACATACACTGAATCGAAAATATTCATAGATAGAAGTGTAGCAGAAATTAATCTACTACAAATCCATTAACACCAACAAGATTATTGTAATAAGATTCAAATTCTGCATCAGTCATTTCATCAACAGATTTCTCTTTTTTAGTAGGAGTATTTTTAGTTTTAGAACCAGCAGACATTCTTTTTCTTTTTTCTGATTTAGTTTTAGTTTTAGTTTCTATTTCAGTTTTAGTATCTTGAGCTTTTTGTTTTGTAGTTTCTTTTAAGTTAGATATGAATTTATCATAAGCCTTAACTAGTAAGTCAAATTGTGAGCCAGGTTCACCAAGTAATTTCATTTTAGTGTATTCTGGTAATACATTATCAATTAAACCTGATTTAGTTAATTCAGCTACAAATTTAAGATTATTACTATCTTTAAATACTGTTTGTCTTGATTTCTCATCAAACTCTCTCATAACTAAATTATCAAACTTAACAGAAATTTGTGGATCTTTTTGTATAGTTTCAAGTATTGATTTAGCTTCAATGTATTCCATATCAGCTTTTACTTCATTAGGTTTATAATCAGTAATTTCTTCATCATCTACATCTATATCCATTGGATCAATATTATTCTTTTTTAATAACTTAGCGATAGCTTTAGTATTACCTTTCTTTGCTTCAGCCAATAAGTATAAATCTTCTTCTTCTACACCTTGTTCTTTTAAACCTTCTACAATAGCAATATCATCTTTATATTTATCAAACTTTGCTTTATCTTTTACTGAAGACTCTGCTAATTTCTTTAATTCTTCTTGAGAATTAATTTCTATTTTTGTATCACCTAAATCAAGTATCATAGGTTCATTTGTATTTGTATTATCATTAATTTCAGTAGTAGGTTCTTCAGACTCTGTGTTATCTATCTCTACTTCAGGTTCAGAACCAGATGTAATATCATTTGTTTCTTTTTCATTTTCTGGTTCAATATTATCTTCTGTATCTTGATTTATTTCATCAGTAGTAGTTGTATCTTCAGAAGTATTTACTTCTTCTTTATTATCATCATTTACATCATAATAAACTCCATCTTCTAAATCAGGAAGAGAGTCTAATTCTCTTTCATCATTAGATACAGAATTTTCAATATTATCTAAATTCATTTAAAAATCCTTTAATGATTTACTTACTTAACTCTTCAATTTCTGCATCTAATCTTACAGTATCAATATCTCTTAAAGAGTCTAATGTTTTTTCAAGACTTGCTCTCCACATAAATTCTTCCATAATTTCCATTCTTCTTTCTGGTTCAGTAAATGCTAATTGAGTCTTCCATTGTAATACTTGTATTTCTAAAATATATTTTAATAATGTTTGAAAATCTTCATTAGTGTCTAATCTACTTATTACACCATTAATTTTTACTAATTCTTTTCTTGCCTCTAATTCTGCATTTCTATTACCAAATTCTGTAATAACTTTGTTACTCATCTTTGTCTCCTTAAAGTTTTTATTCCATCAATATTATATCCAAAAACCAGTTATTACATTAGCTGATTATTAGAAATATCAGTAGGTATTGTATCAGGTACATTTCTATTTATACCTACATTATTAGGTAAATGTTCTTGTTGTTTTAATCTTGCTTGTTCTTGTAATTTCTGTAAATCTAATTGATGTTTTAACTCTAATTCTTTTAATTTTTGTTGATAATCAATTCCATATTTCTGTTTGATAGTACCTGTACTAGTACTTGTTGCTTTGGCTTCTGCTTCTTTAGCCTTAGCCTCTTTAAGTTGTATATCTGCTTGTGCTTGTCCTTGAAGTATTTGTAATTCAAGTTGCATTTTCTGTAATTGTAATTGAGCCATTTGTTGTTGTATTGGATCAGGTTGTGGTTCATATTGTGCAATTTTATCAGATAGATTCTTCATACCTTTTAATTCAGTCATTTCTGCTAATATAGTTTTAGTAAAATCAAATGGTAATGTTTGACCCAGAGTCTGTAATAAGAAAGCTAATTCACTTGCTTTTACTGTTTTAGTTTGTTCTGTTTCAATATCAATAGTAATGTTATCTGCATAATTAACTAAATATTCTTCTCTTGGTTCAATATATTGTAATTTAGTTATATCTTGTATCTCTTCTGGTTCCATCACATCATAAATATAAGTTAACCATTTAAACATTAAAGGTTTAATTAAGTTCTCAGCTATATTATTTACTGTATCTACTTCTTTTAACATTAAACTATTCATTGAACCAGATTTAGCTGCTTGAGAACCATAAATAGCTTGTGAGCCTTGTCCTCCTTGCATAGGTATTATTCCTGATAATAATTGTTTATCATAATCTACATCTCTTAATACTTGAAAAATTTCAGATGGAATTCTATTATATTGACCTTTATAAAATGAATTAGGACTCATATTAAATTCAAAGTGTTTACCTTCTATAAATCTTTTAAAGTTAATTGAGTCTAAATTACCTTTTTGTACTCCTACTTGCGGGGCATTACTTTGAGCTATATTATCAAACATGCCTCTTAATATACCTGTTTTAATTGTTTGGTGTTCTTCTATTAATTCAGCTAAAGATTTACCCCATAAAGTATTAGGTATTTTTATATAAGGCATTATTACATAAGGTATTTTTTTATCTGGGTAAGGATTTTCTTCTAACCTAACAATAGTATCTCCAATCCAACAACAAACTATAGGTTGTATTTCTCCATTTATCTCTTGATACCCCCAATATTCATACATATATACTTTTTTTCTTTCTACATCTTCAGCATTAAATGCAAGTGTAGGATTTAATTCTTCTTTATAAGGATGAACATATACATTTTTATTTGTAGACATATTTGATATATCTTTTTTTACTTGATCCAAGTTAATATAGATACCTTCTTTCTTTAATTCATATAATCTAACTTCTCTTCTTTGTATAATATATTGAATATCATCTATATTCTTTGCAGTTGGATCAATATAAATATCATCTATCTTTACTATTTCAGCTGTAGGCTTATTTACTATAGGTATCTCTTCTTCAACTTCTATTTCTTGGATCTGAGTAATTTGTTCAACATTAGGTAATTGTGTATCTGTTGGTAATTGTAAAGGTGTTTCTATTTGTTTTTTCATTTTAACAATTTTACCTTGATATTCCCAACCTGTTCTAATAATTACATTACCCTCTACACAAGCTGTATGAATTAAATCTGTAATAAAATTAAATCTATTAAACTTTTTAGTAAAAAAATAATTTAATAAAATAGCTGATTGATGTCCAAAATATATATCATATTCATCATGAGAAGCTTGAATACTTATTGGTTCATCATTACTTACAAATGGATATTTATATTGAGTTTTAGCCCATTCAACTTGTTTAAATACTTCTTTAGATATGAATTTAGATAAATCATCATCTTGTTTAATATTTACATTACCTTCATATAATTGTCTTGTTTTAGTTACATATTCGATAACTGTTTGATGTGTAGCTTCTGTTTCTTCTAAATCTTTTTTAAGTTTACTTAATAATTCTGTTTGATTAATATCTTTATATTTCATTATGTTTATATCTCCTTTTTATTGTAATTATATTACATATATACTTGATTTATTGGATCAAATATTGAATTTTCATATTTATGATCTAAATATACTTGTAATTCCATTGGATTAGAATAAGTTAAAGTATATAAATCATCAAACATATTAGGTAATAAAGTAATTGAATTTTCATATACTTCTTTTAACTTTTTAGCTAATTTATTTGATTCAGTAGCTATTTCATTAGCTTCATGTTGTTTATTATTTAACTTTTTTTGTTCACGTTTAGTTTCTACAGCATTTAAAATATTAACACCCATAGTAGCTGTTTGTATTGAATTAGTTAATGTAACAGAAGTACTAGTAAATATATCATTAAATGATGATGTTAATGCATTCATTGCTCCTTCAATCATATCAGCACCTGTAACTGTAGCTGTAGTTGCACTATTCACTGCTACTGAGTTAGCTCCTTCTGCTGCTGTATTAGCACCCCAAGTTATAACAGCTATTATAACTAATGCTATTGTAGGAGCCACACCAAAATCGATTAGTGCATTATAAGTTATTGTTCCAACAGCTGCAGCAAAACCTGCTATTGGATCCATAATAGTAATAGTTGCTAATACCATAAATTGAAAAAACATAGTTTGATACCATTTAGTATGTACAGTTACTTCTGAATATACAATACTATGTAACAAACTATAATATACATCATAAAATTCATGTAAAGGTAATTGCTTTAATCCTTCTATAGGAAGAATATATAAAGGTACATCTTCTTCAGTTTTATTTGCATCTGATACAGTTTTTCTATAACAACATTTATAATCATTTTCGTAATTATAAGTAGCTCCAGTAATTCCAGATATATTAGTATCTAATATTTCTTTATATTTAAAACCATTCATATACACTCTTCGTTTTATTGATATTGGATTAGTAGATTGATCTACATACCATTCATATCTTATGACACCTGCACCAGTATCAATAGATATATTTCTTGGGTCCTTATAATCACCATAAGTCATTTTTAAGAGTTTATCTAAATTAGGGTATTTATTACTATTATAATTAGACATTAAAGCAAATAAAACATCTTTAATCTTACTATCTTCTAAATTTGTAGGTAGAGTCATACCTATATTTTTAAACCATAATTTAGTTAAATTCATGTTATGTTTTACCATTGAACCAGAATGTTTAATAGGTATGGCAAAGAAGTGTAAGTTTTCTTGAAATGCAATCATTTTATCATAGTAATCAATAAATACATGTTCTCTTGGATTTTGTTTAGATACATAGATTATTGCACATAATAAAGAGTCATCTGTTGGGTATTCTAAAGAGATAATATCATCACTATCATTTATATTTACTAATTTAATTTTAATTACATTGTTAGCTTTGTCTATTTCTCTTTTTATTGAGCCAGATTCAATAATAGGTTTATATGTTTTATCATCTATAATATATCCATTATATATTACATCTATATTATTTCTATTATCTACTATTGGATGAGATACTTTTATTTCTATTGAATTATCTATATCATAATTAGTTCTTAACCATTCTTCCACTTTATAGTCTATAAATTCTAATATTTCATAAGTTAAATCTTTATAACTTGGTTCTATAGAACCAGTAATCCTCCAATTATAATAATTAATATCTCGGACATCACACATATCACATTTATCTTGGCAATTATTACCCCATTTACTTTTTGCGTATCCTACACTTTCACAAGATGGATGAGACAAAGAATTAGTCCATACATATAGAACTTCACTTTCTGCATAGTCACCATTGTTTTCTTGATAAGGGTGAAATAATGAATGTTTGTATTTTCTACCTACTTTATATTTTATATTTATATTAGTTTCTTCTGTATGGTTAGTTATATATAATTCCATACCTTGTTTAGTTAAATGATGTGATAATCCATTAGCAGAATGAATAAATCCCATCTTTTCTAATTTTTTTACAGATAGATAATTACTTTTATCTAAAATAAGCTTTTTAAATGTATCGTGATTAGAATGTAGTTGGTGTTTATATGTTAATAATTTTTTTCTAAATATATTCTGTCTATCAGGGAATACAGATTGTATTTGTACATCTTTATATGTAGTTGTTTTACCTCCTTTTCCTCCAAATCCACCACCGCCCATCAATAACCTTTATTTTTACTATAGAACCAGGTAGATATACCTTTACCATTACTGGTTCTAATTATTTTAAAACCTATTAATTTATTAAACTTAATAGCTTCTTTATACCAAGTTCTTGTAGTAACGAAAACTACATGTCTTAATGCTATTGTAGATTTTACTAAAGCTTTAATAGTTTTCACAAATGATAAACTATTAGATTGATCTAAATCAGTAGTTACAAAATAATGTAAATTATTATTTAGATCCAGAGTAATAGCACATACAATAGCATTATTTTTATTTTCATCTTTAATTAAATAATGTTCTGCCCAACGATTAGGAGCAGAGATAAATACATCATATACTGTTGCATCAACTTTAGGGTACAAGATTTCTCTCGCTTCCTTTTCATCATTAGGTTTAAATTCTAATTGTTTGACAATACTTAAAAAGTATTCAGTATCTAATGTAGTTTCAATTATCATCTTAATCTACTTTTAATAGTATTATATAGAGTACTTGTTTCATCATTTGTAATAATATCTGGTTTTTTATCTAACATACCAGAAGCAAACATCATACCCCAAGTATCCATTTGAGTTTTAAATAAATCAGTTCTGATTTTATCATCAAATCCTTGTATTTGTCTATCTTTTACTGCAATGTCTTTATTAACTTGTAATTCTTGTAATTCAAGTTGTTTATTTTTTACTGCTATATCATTTTCAGCTTGTAATTCTTGTAAAGCTATTTGTCTATCTTTTATTTCTATATCTTTATTAGTTTGTAATTCTTGTAATTCAAGTTGTTTATTTTTTACTTCTATATCATTTTCAGCTTGTTGTATTTGTTTATCTTTTACTTCTATATCTTTATTTACTTGTAATTCTTGTAATTCAACTTGTTTATCTTTTACTTCTATATCATTTTCAATTTGTTGTATTTGTGCATCTTTTAATTCTATATCTTTATCAAGCCCTTGTGTTTGTTTATCTTTTAAAGGTACATCTATACATACTTGAATAATAGTACTTAAAAGTGCTGCATATGCATTTGCATAATCAGTACCTTTAATTCTTCCCTTATTAAACTGAGAATCTAATTCATTGATTACTTTAGCAGATAAAGTATCAAACATATCTGTAACTTGTCCAATATCATAAGCCATATTTAATCCTTTAATTTAGTTTTAACATAATTATAGCGTAATTAAAATATTAGATTGATGTTCTAAAGTATTTAAACTTAACTTATTACCAAATGTTTTAATATGGTATAAACTATATTCAATAGATTGATTTAATTCAGGCATAGTTATAATACTATCTATTTTATTAGATGAATATTTAGCATTATCATCATCAGTATCTAAAGAAAAATCAAAGTCAAATAGTCTATTTCCTTCTTGATCTTTTTCAACTGATTTATATTCAATAATTAATTTATTATTATCTGTATCTTCTTCAAATGTAGTCATCATAGTTACATTATCAAATGAATAATTATAAGGTATAAATGTTTTATTACTTGTAGTTAATGAAGTAATAGTTGTATTACCATCATCATCTTGGTCATATTGTAAAGCTTCTGCCCATATATATATTCCATATTGGTAATTATTTATTGTATATAAAGCTCTTACTCCAATAGTTTTAAATTTATATGAACTTTCTAAATCATATTTAATCCCAAGTACTAACATACCATTAGAGTCAATATTACTATACAAAGCTTTATATAATGGCGATACATATACAACGGAACATCTACTATTATTATTTTTAGCAATAGCATTAATTATTTGATATTCTATTTGACTTTTAATTAAAGGTACTGTGTATTTATTCTGTTTATATTCTACAGTTTTATATGCTCTTATATTATTATTATCAGTTGTTACAAAATCATCATCAAGATCTTGCATAATAATTCCTGCTTGTTCATTATTATATACATAAGGAAATGAACCATCCCTTTCGTAAGAACCAAAAGCTATAATATTAGGGTGTAATTCATATATTTTTGGTTCATAATTTGGTTTTAAACTCATTATTTTTCCTTTAAGTATTAATTATTTTTATTGAATAATTTATTTAATATTCTAGTAAAAATATTAGGTTTTTTATCATTTATAATTGTTTTAATTGATCCATCTATACTTTTTAAATTAATAATCTCATTGAATTCTTCGTCAGATATTTTTTTATTTAAAGTTTTTAAAATATCTATCTTATACTCAATTAATTCTAAATCCTGTAAAGTCTTTGCTTCTTTTATCCTATCCTCAAATACTAATCTAAATTCTTCTAATTTTTGTGAAAAGTAATAAATAGTATCCATCCATTTAGCATGTTTATCTATAATTATTTTCTTAAATTTTTCAACACTTAAACCTCTTTTTTCTGCTTCACCTTTTAATAATTCATCTCTATTATTAATTGCTAATTCATATTTATTTCTATATCTCTCCTCATCTTCTATTCCAATTTCACGACCTGCTATAAAATTTTTAACATCTTTAAGTTTTTTATTACTTAAATATTGTATTTTATTATATATTTCTTTTTTTCTTTTTTTTATTTTTATTTCATCTGGTTCTTTATATTCTATAAATTTATTCAACTTATTAATATATTGGTACCTTTGTCCTAATTGGTATTTTTTAAATAATCCATAAGGAAATTTAATAACACCTCTAGGAATTCTACAATCAGGATTATCTATTAACTTAGTTCTATAATAAGTAAAATCTGTAAAAGTAGTACCATCATCTAATTGAATTGTTTTATTCTTATCAACTGAAGTAGTATAATAATACTTATCTGGTTCTGAACCAAAGAGATATTTAGCTATCTCTTCTTTAGTTGATTTATCTGTTATTTTAAAACTTCCATGAGTCTCTTCTGTAAACCAATCTTTAACTATATTATTTTCATCTAGTGTTACATATATTGTTTTCATTTATATCCTTTAAGCTAAAATTTCAATAATTAAACTTGCATAATTATTTCCACCATTATCTTTTTTATCATTATCAGATTTAAAATATATATCTATTTTATCTCCTTTATCACAATCAATAATAATACTTCTAAATGAAGTTGGAGAATAATTATCTTTATCAGCACCTATTGCTCTTACATGTGCTCCATGTATTTTATCTCCATTTTTTCTTACATAGTATCTATATACATCAGCTTCTGAACTACCAATAAAATTCCCCCAAGTTACTTTATAATATCCATCTCTTGGACAGGTAAATTCATAATTGTCAGTATTCCAAGCACCATGACTATCAGCATCTTTTTTATTAAATGGATATTTAGCATCTGATGCAATACTAGATTTATCTGTATAAACTGAACAGAATATTCTATTTCTATTAGTATGAACCAGAGAACCTCTATGGTACATTTCCTTATCGTCTACAATCTTCAACCATTCTTTATTACTATCTTCTGGTTCTCTAATAAAGAAATGTTCTCCCTCTGCATGTAAAGATACATTGACTCCACTATCAATGTCATTCATAAAGGCTATACCTTTACCTTCTCTAAAAAATATATCTCTACCAAAAAAACTACCTGATTGTTTTCCTAACATATTTACTCTAACTTTTTCAGTCATATCATCATAGTGATCTACATCGCCTGGGTCAGTATCATCAGGAATAAAGTTTTTTATTTTCCATCCATCTTCAAGTGGATTATGTCCTATGTAATGAACTGTTAAATCGTTCTTATCTTGGTCTATTTTTACTTGGACTACTGCCCCATCATAAGTATCTTTTTCTTTAATTCTTATTTTAGTTATTACTTGATTTGAATAATATGCTTGTTGAAATACTGTTATATTATTAGCACCATCTACTCCATACATATGAGTAACTTGAAAATCAATAACTTGATGATGACTTGATTTAGTATCTAAAATCATAAATCTTGCCATACCTCTACCTTTGTGATTTCCAAAAGTAGCAATAGTGTACCATCCAGTATCTAAATCAACTTTTGCTTTTATTTTAGTATCAGAACCATGTAATTTATTAAATCTATAACTTGAACCAGAAATGTATAAAGAGTTATCAAGATTACCTAATTCTACATAATCACCAGTAAATTTAACCCTTGATAAGATATTTCCGTCTTTATCTTGATTCTCTAATCTACAATCAGTAGAAGTATTAGTTTTAGTAAATACTGCTTTACCACCATCATCTCCTGCTCCAAAAGTCATATCATTTTCATTTATTTCTGTATAATAATCACTACCGGCATTTACTGTTAATTTATTATTTTTTATTTTAACAGCATTAGAAAAATCTGTTGAACCAGTACCCATAGCAATTTGACTTTTAACATTGTCGTCATTATCTCTAATTTCAATAACAGCTGTTGCTTCATCTCCGTCATATTTGTTAATAGTAAGATAATAACTTTTCGCATGTAAATCTATATGATTATCAGATAAAAGCATATTATTATCGTTATCAGGGTCTATTTGTATATCTGCATTTACAA